ACCTTCAGGACGCTGGCGTAGCTCGAGGTGGCCGCCGTGAACGGCGAGAAGACCACGTCGATCGAGGCGTACTTGAAGCCGAGGCAGTCGATCTCGTGACTGTGGGTGGCCGACGCCGCAACGCTGGCGGCAGCCTTCGTCACGGACTTGGCACCGGAGAGGTGGTTCATGCTTGGGAACTCCTTGGGAAGTCAGGTGGATCAGGACGCCGCGAGCTTGAGAGCCACGACCGGGCCAGCGGTCGAGGTATCGCCGAGCGAGTGGTGGTTGATGTCCGCCCGCATCGTGACCCGGTAGGCCCGCTGGTCGTACTCGAAGTAGCGGTCGTCGCTGGCCGCGATGGCCATCTGCGACCGGGTCGCGTAGATGCTGGACAGCGACAGGTCTCCGACCACCATGGCGACCTGACCAGCGGTGAGGCTGGTGCTCGTCGGCATCGTGAGAGCCCACACGACCGGAAGGCCGAGGAGCGTGGCGGGCGACTTGCTGTTGAAGTCCTGCAGGTTCGCCGAGGTGTTGCCACCCATCGAACTCTGCACCAAGGCGAGGTTCGCCGGGCCGTTGTGCCAGACGCTCGGGTGCATATACCACGCGGCCGATCCGATCGCGTACCGGGGCAGCTTGGCCACGGCCGAGTTGAGGTCCTTCACGTCGAGCGTAGCCACCGTGGTGTGCGTGCTCGCGGCCGACACGATCCCGGCGGTGTGAGTGCCGTCGTTGATCTTGTTCAGCAGCCCCCAGATGCCGCCGTACGTGTTGGTGCCGTCGCCGTTGAAAAACGCGTCGTCGGTACGCTTGCTGATCTCAAGGGCGAACTCCTGAGCGAGCCAGTCAGCGACAGACACTGCGTTGTCCTGCAGCAGCTCGTTGCTGACGCGGGTGGCCGCCGCGAGCTTCTTCGCCACCAGCTGCACCATCGTCGCGGTGGGGTCGCTGGTCGTGATCGTCGTGTTCTCGCCGATCCAGTAGCCCGTAACGCCCGTCAGACGCCGGGGCACCAGAAGGGTGTCAGACGACATCGTGATGTTCTGGGCGATGGTCGACGAAATGCCGTACTGCTCGACGAGCCGAATGAGCGTGTTGGAGAACTCCTCGGGCACGAGCACGCCGCCGAGGCTGTTCACCTGGCCGCCCATGTCGCGGGTCTCGATGCCCTGATCCTGGCACCACCGGCGGGCGACCTCGTCCTTGCCGATGTACGCCTTGAGCCACTGGCCCGAAACGTAGGCGTCGCGCTCGTTGTTGAACGCCCGGAGCTTGCCACGGAAGCCGACCGCACGGATGTCGGTCTTCGCCGGGGCAGCCGTCTCAACCACAGGGGCGGCCCGGTTCAGGGCCTTCATGAGCTCGGCCTTGCGGGCCTCGCGAGCCTCCTCGTCGGCGATCGACTTCTTGATCTTCTCGGCCTTCGCCAGGAGCTCGTCGTACTTGGCCTGCCGGGCCTCGACGGCGGCGACCGCCGAGCGATCCGCCGGGGTGCCGTCGGTGTTCTCGCCGGCCTCTTCGGCCGCGCCGGCCTCATCGAGCATGCCGAGTTCGGCGAGGGTCGAGGCGAGTTCGTCGAGAAGTTCCTTGACGCGGCTGGCGGCCATGTGCGTGTGCTCCTTGAGCGGGTGGTCGGGTACGACTCCCGCAACGTAGAGCCACGCATGGCATCCCTTGCAGACGCAGGGACGCGGCAGATACCTAACTAGGTATCGAGCGTCGGCGGATCTCGGACGACTTCACGATCTGCTTGGCCGTGCATCGGCACGCAGGGCAACGCAGATACCGCGTGCAGACGCCTGCCCTCTCAGCGGACGCGTAGACGCCGAGCCGAGCCTTGCGGCACGACGGGCAAGGGTCACCCGACTTGGCGGCCATGCTGCCTCAGAAAACGACGAATAGCCTTCTCGGTGGCCGCGTTCCTCTTGAGCGTCGGAACCACGAGCGCCGGACGGTGAGTCTGCAAGAAACGTTCGTATGAACGCACCGCCACGCCCGTGGTGGCCTGCTCGTACGCCGGCGTTAGCACCGGCGAAACGTCGTAAACGCCTTCGACCGACACGACGCTGCGAAGGGCCGTGCCGTCCTCGTCCTTGTCCCACGACTCCTCGCCGATCACGAAGGCAAACGAGCTGCCCCACACGTCACCTCGAGCAATGAGCGTTGACAGGTCGCGACCCAGCTGCGTGTCGGGGACTTCGACCGAGTACCGCATGCCTTGGTCGTCGGTGCTGACTGAGAGCGTGCCGCTACGGGTCGAGCCCAGCACGTAGTTCGGGTCGTGATTCCAGAGGGCCACGACGGGGTGGGACTGCTCCTCCAGAGCACGGGTAAACGCCCCCGGCAGGATCTGCTCCCGAAACGTTCCCAAGAGTGTGCTGCGTACGTTGTACTTGGCAGCGTACCCCCCGATGTACGCCTTGCCGGCGTCACGGGTTTCCAGCGTCAGCGGAAGAGCGACGCAACGGCGTTCCAGTTCGGTGTTCATTGTGCGGCCCTCGTTGTCTGCGGCGTCCATCTGCCGCGTAAGTTTGTTTGCCCATGCCTGCCCGGGATCTCCGCCCCACAGAGCCCAGGCTATACGCCCGGCACTGGGAAAGCCGTCTTCGCCCGGGCTGAATCCTTGGCCCTTTTTGTCCACCTCATGACGAGCGAAGAACGAAGCCATGCGTCGCGCCGTGTCAGGGCTGATGCTAGTGCCGTTCGACAGGTCGCGTGCTCGAGCAACGCCGACGGCGGTGCCGCCACGGTTGTACTTATCTCGCCAATCGAGTCCTCGGGCTGCTTCCTTGCGGACGCCAGCGGGCGGCGTGAAGTCGATGTTGTCGTACTTCGCCATCTGTTAGGCGTCCTGCGGCTTCGGCAGCAGCTCGTCGGTGTATGACGTGGGCTCGTTGTCGGCCGGCATCGGCTCGCCGCCATTCCCGGCGGCAGCGTTCGCGGCGATCCCCTGCATCGTCGTCAGGTTCATCTGCATGTACCGCTGATCGCCTTCGGGGCCGATCGGGTTCATGTTGAGCACCTCGCGGCACTCGTTGACGCTGTAGATCCCGGTCGACAGCATCGTCTGAAGCCACGCACTTTGGGCGGCCAGATCGCCACGCAGAAGCCCGCGAGTGTCGAACTCGGCGAAGTAGACGTCGTCCTGCACCACAAGATCCCGCGTGATGGCCGACTCCCACCGGCGGAACCACGGCAAGAGCGTCTGCTGCACTAGGTCGATGGCGGCTTGCTCTTGGCTGGCATACCCGACCTTCGTCTTGTCCTGCACGTAGGACGGATCGACGCGGTACGCCCGGCAAATCTCGATGACCTGATACTGCCGCGTTTCAAGAAACTGCGAAGCCTCGTTGGTGCTTTGCACGTCCTTCCAGTGCACGCCCTGCGGCAGCACGGCCGTACGATGTGCCCGATCAGGCCCGCGGTGCATCCGCTCAAACTGCTCACGCAGACGCTCGGCCGTCTCGATGGTGATCGGGTTGTCCGATTCCATCAGGCCCGACAGCCGGCACGCGTTGCCGAAGTAGGCCCCGCCGTGCGTCTCAAGGGCCTGAGCCAAAGCGATGGCGTCACGAGACAGCGTAATCGGCAGCATGCCAGTCACGCCGTCTTGGCTCAGCCACCGCAGATGGAAAATCTGATCCTGCCGGTAGTACGTCTCACTGCCGTTCTGTTCCCGATAGCAGTACCGCAACGTGCCGTCCTCGAGCTGCGTGACCTTCATGCGGCTGGGGTGCAACGGCCACAGTTCGGACACGGCGCCACGAGAGCCAGAGCGAATCTCGGCGTAGGCGTTGCCGTACACAAGGCAGTGAGCCGTCAGCATCTCGCGGAACTCAAACGACGTCTGCCATCCGTTGGGCTGCTGCTGCAGCATCCGGTACAGGGGCAGATCCCGGGCACGTTCCTTGCCGCCTTCGGGCAGTCGCCGATACAAGTGCAGCGGGACGGTGGCGACGTTCTCGGCGATCAGCCGCACGCAGGCCAGAACCGTGCTGCACTGCAATGCCGTCTCTGGCGTGATGCGAACGCCGGCAGGCCCGCGAGACGGGGACTCGGACCACGAGTCGCCATATCCGCCGCGAAGATCGACAATCCGGTACGACTTCTCTTCGGGCGTTTCGGCGATCATATGACGGTCAGATCCCAGTTTTGTTCTGGCTTCGGCGCCGTTGCCGTCTGCCACAATCCGACGGCCTCGATCAGTGCCACGATGCCGTCGATGCGTTCTGTGCTCTTGGACTTGCTGGGCTTGATGTCACCGGCGTGGTTCATCTCAATGGCTACGTTGTTCGCCATCCACGACAACATCGGGTGATTGGCGTGTCGAATCTTTCCTGCCAGCACCAGCGTTTCTAAGAACTTGCACGGGCTTGAAAACGAGCCGTATCCCTGCCTGAACGCTACTATTTCAAACCCATCCCCTTGCAGTTGCTGGCTGATGTGCTGAGCGTTCCACGGGTCGATTCCCATCTGCCGTATCACGAACCGCTTGCTGATCTCGTTGATGTCACGTCGCACCGTGTCGTAGTCGGTGGCGTTCCCATCCGTCAGCCTGAGCACCGGGCCGTGCTCGGTCTTGTCCTTTGCCCAGTCCAGATATGGCACCTTGTCCTTGTGTGCCCGACCGCTGGCGTTCTCGGCCGCGGCCCAGAAGAACGGCAGCACGTCGAAGGTGCCGTCGTCGTCGGGAAAGAGGTACACGGCACACGTCAGGTCCGTGGTGCTCGACAGGTCCAAGCCGACGTACGCCTGGCGGCCGTCGAGCGGACGCAGCGAGCCACCGCAGGCAGCCCACTTGTCTGGCAGGATCCACCGCACGTCCGAGCTGGTGGCGACGTCC